AGTCATTATTAATATCACTTGAAAGTGAGCCGATTGAAAAAATCACTACTACTGAAGAGCCGATAAATGAGAAAGAAGCGAAAGAATTGTTTAACTATTTAATATTAAAAGGAATTATCAAAAATGGAAATTAAAGACGTAGTAGATGCGGTTGCATCACAAATCGAAGAAAAATCAAAAGCATTCGATTCACAAGTAAACGCTGTAAAAGCAGACGTTGAAGCTAAACTAAACGAAAAATCAGTAGAAATTGAAAACCTAAAAGGTCAAATTACTGTAATTTCAAACAGAGCAAACGAGTTAGACGAAATGCTAGCTAAAAAAGCAAAGCAAGAAAATGACAAAGCTCCTAAAACATTAGGCGAGGCCTTAGCACAATCAATCAAAGAAATTGGCGGTGGAGATTACGAAAAAGGAACAAACGAAGTATTGTCTGCGTTAAAGCACAAGGCAGGTTCATTCTCTTTACCTTTAAACATTAAAGCGGTTGGAGATATGACTACTTCTGCAAGTTTAACAGGCGACCCAGTAAGAACTTACAACACTCGTCAGGGTTTAGTACCTTTCCAAAAGGTAAACATGAGAGATTTAGTACCTACAATCGTTTCTCCGACTGGTACATTTGTAACTTACAGAGAAACTGGTTCAGAAGGTTCTATTTCAACTCAAACAGAAGGTTCAAGTAAATCACAAATCGATTACGATTTGACTGAGGTTGTAACTGTAAATAACTACATTGCAGGTTTTGCTAGATTCTCAAAGCAATTAATGAAAAACTTACCTTTCTTAGAGGGTACACTTTCAAGAATGTTATTGAGAGATTTCTATAAAGCTGAAAACTCTGCGTTCTTTACAACTGTTTCGGGTGCTGCTACAGGTTCGGGTACGGTAACTTCTACTACTTCAGATATTGAAGCAATTATCGAATTAGTAGGTAACCAATTAGCTGCAAACTTTAACCCTAGCTTTGCGTTAGTAAATCCTAAGCAAATGGCTAAATTACAAAAGGAAACATTTACAAATGGTTACTATGCAGGTGCAGGTGCTGTTACGTTAACCCCTAATGGAATAAACATTGCAGGAATGCCAGTATTGCCAGCTTCATGGGTAACTGATAACTACATTTTAATTATCGACAACGAATACTTAGAAAGAGTAGAAGTTGAAGGTGTAAACGTAGTATTCTCATACGAAGATGCAACTAACTTCACAACAAACAAAGTAACTGCTAGAATTGAGTGTCAAGAAGCAATCAATACATTGCGTGTTGATTCAATGATATACAAAAACTTAGCTGCTATCTCTTAATTGATTAATAGAATGTGAAAAGAGGGGGATAGAAATATCCCCTTTTTTTATTACCTTTGTGAGGTTCGTAATTGTTTTTTTCATAGAAAGGGTTGACTTTAATTAGTCACCCTTTTTTTGTATCTTTGAATATGAAATTTATAGCTACAATAGATTTTCAAGGTATTGAAGGAATGCCTTTTAGATATTACAAAGGACACGTTTACGAATTAGAAAATAACAAAACTGTACAAAAATTAGTTAAAGTTGGTTATTTAAAAGAATTTAAAGGTTTTAAAGAGGATATTAAAATTCCTAAAAAAAGAGGAAGAAAAACAAAAGAAGCTAAGATTGATTTAATTACAAAATGATAAAAACAGAAGCATATAATGAGAGTACTCAATTTTTAGGCTTAACGACAAAGAATGGATTTAAGGCAGGTAAGCTATATACGCAAAAACCATTAAGTGCTGCTGATGCTTTTGTGGTTAATAGAAATTTAGCTGCATACAGAATAAATCAATCGGGTGTTTTAGAGTTAATGGCTGCGAATGTACCTAGAGTAGATTATAAAAATGGGTGCCCTGAAATACTTATTGAAAATCAATCTACAAACAGGATTTTACAAAGCAATAATTTTGCAAGTGCTTCTTGGGTTAAAGACAATCTAACAAATGCTTCAGGATTGCTTACAACAACAGCAACCAATACAGCTTGTTATATTGCTCAAAATTCAGTTGGAGGTTTTGTTAGTGGTTCAAACTATACATTTTCTGTCTATGCTAAAAAAGGAACTGCTAATTTTATTCAATTACTTTTATCGAGCGGACAAACAGTAGGCAATGCGTTTGCAAATTTTGATTTAAACAATGGTACTGCTTTTTTGGGTTCGGGTATATCTGTTTCAATTGAGTTAGAAGATGACTTTTATAGATGCTCTCTTACCTATGTATCAAACGTAAACGGCAGTAATGACCCTATTATATGGTTTGCAAATTCTTTAGTTTCCATAAGAGGCGAAAGCTTTACAGGTGCAATTGGTAGCACTTTAACTATAAAAAACGCTCAACAGGAATTACAACAATCTTCATTTACAAACACAATTTCGCAGCCTAATAGTTTGACTTTATCATTTGGGGGTGTAATTGGTACGAACGATACAACTGCTCCTGATGGAACAATGACTGCTGATAGTTTTAATGTAAATGATAATGCATATGGTGGAACATATAAAGCAATAACATTAATAAATGGGAATACTTATACATATTCTGTTTGGTTAAAAGGTTCTGTCAATGGGCAAAAGGTGTTATCACAAACAGATTTTAACGGCGATTTATTAACCTTTACCCTAACGACTGAATGGGTAAGATATTCTGTTACGTTTGTAGCAAACTCATCATCGGCTCAAAATATCTATTTATTAAATGGCTTATATGTTTCTCCTACAAGTAATGATATTTATTATACTTGGGGGCAACAATTAGAGCCAAAAATTTTTCCTACTTCTTACATACCAACAACTACAACAATAGTTACAAGACCCCCTGATATAATAGAAAACAATACAATAAACTACGATATAAATCAAGGTACTATATTTGTGAGAGCTAGATTAGACTTTTCAACAAATACAAGAGGTATAATAACTTTATATGATGGAGCAGCTTTTGAGAGTTATATAACTATTTATTCTGAAATAATTGGTGGAGTAAAAAAAATAGTATTTCAAACATATACTAACCCTGACGATAATACTTATCAGTTAACTGTACCTAGCAATGGTATTTATAATATGGCTTTTGCTTATGATTTGACTGCAAATACTTATGCAATAGCAGTTAATGGGAATATTGAGTTTAGCGGAACTTTTGCAATCTCTCCTCCGACTTCAAGTGAATTAACTACTTTAACACTAGGTAGAATAGGTAGTTTTTACGATGCTAGAGTAATTGGTTCAATGTTTTTTGATAGCAAATTAGATAATACAAGTTTAGAAAATTTAACAGCATAATGGAAGTACAAATTTTAACAGATATAGCAAACGAGCCTGTAACACTTGCACAAGTAAGAGATTATTTAAGAATAACCACAACTGCGGAAGATGATACTTTAAGCATGTTAATTACTTCGGCACGAGAAAGACTAGAAAAATACACTTGTTTGAGTTTTGGAGAAAGAGAGTTAAAAGTTCGTTGGAGTTCTTTAGATTCTATTGTTTACGGAAAAGAGTTACCATATCAGCCTAATGCAGACGTAACAGAATGCAAAAATGATTCGGGTGCTAATATTTCTTATCAATTAAAAGGACTTGAATATAAAAAAATCTACTTACTAGGAAGCGAGGGTGTTAATGTTACTTACACAGCAGGTTTTGAAACTTTGCCGAGTGGGTTAAAAAATGCTTTATTAAAAGAAATTGCAACAGAATACGAGCAAAGGGAAAACTTTATTTTAAATGCTAATGGAGAGCCTTTGAGTAATGATGCAAAAAGAATGTGTTCATCTTTCACTAGAAACTTATGGTTGGCAAATTAAGGAATAAAATAGATATATTAAATTTCTCTACTATTCCTAACGGCTCAGGTGGCTTAATAGAAGCGTGGAGAATAGACAAAAGCGTTTTTGCTAGTATTACGCCTACAAGTGGTTTTCGTGGCTTAGAAGCATCGCAAATTGGCTTAAATCAAACTTATAAGATTATTATAAGATATGAGGATTATCCAATATTAAGTAGAGTAAATAAAATACAATTTGAAAATAGAATTTTAATCATTCACGAGTATAAAACAATAAACGAACGAAGACAATATATTGAAATTAGATGCGAAGAGGATGCAGGTCAAGATGTAATAATTTATGATGAAAACTTTCAGCCAATAACAGACCAAAACGGAAACTATTTAACTACTTAAATTATGCCAAAATTTAACAACGGAGAAGAACTAAATTACCTAGAGAAAGACGATATAATTTTATCGGGAGATCCTGATAATTTTAGTAAAGTAAAGACTCAAAATTTATATAAAAGAACTTTAACGAGAAGCCAATTACAAGCGTTAATAAGTGCAAATACGTTAAACGTAGGACAACAATATATTATAAGTAATAGTGTTTCAAACACAATGCCTTTAAAGGTTACCGCAGTCGGTACTAATGTGCTAGACCAAAAAGCCGTAAGAGTTTCAAATGGAGAAAACTATACTTATGATATTGTAACAGATACAATAACTTCGCCTACTGCACCAATAATTTTGCCTAATTTAACTACTACTCAAATAAATGCTTTAACTCCTGTAGTTGGAATGATGGTTTTTAACACTACAATAAATCACTTTGTTGGCTATCACGTTGGTGGGTGGGTTAAGTTTAACCATAGTAATATGTAAAAAATGCATACTATAATAAAAAAATTAGCAGGTATTTGTTTAGAGTCTTATCGTGGTAAGTTTAGCGGTAATGTAATTTTTTCAATTGATATAAATGGAGTACAGGCTTCTATAATAGACGAAGACAATTATTGCATACTTGTATTTCGTGGCTCAGATGAAAGAAAAGACTGGGAGCAAGATTTAAAATTTAATTTTGTGAATACTGTATATGGCAAAATGCACAAAGGATTTAAACAAAGCTGGGATTTGGTTTCTAGTGAAATAAGAAAAAATCTACCTAGTAAACCTTTATACATAACAGGTCATTCTTATGGAGGTGCTTTAGCTTTTATTAGTGGAATTTATATACCTCATTTAAATGTTGTAACTTTTGGATGCCCTAGAGTAATGCATAAAAATTATTTTTATTATTTAAAAATCAATCATTTAAGAGTTAGAAATAATAACGATATAGTAACAATGTTACCTCCTAAGTTTTTAGGATATACGCATGTAGGCGAGTTGTTATATTTAGATTATAACGGCAATAAATCAAATAAAATTAATTTATTAGATAAAGCTAAATCACATATAAAAGCATGGAGTAAAGGGCAAAAGTTTAATGCATTTTACGACCATGATATAAATAAATATATAGAAAAACTTTGAAAGTAAAAGGAATACAAGCGGTTAACAAAAAACTTGAACAAAAAGCAAAGCAATTAGAAAATAAAATAGTTGCAGAGGTTTTTAATACAGGCCAGGAAATTATAGCACATGCAAATGCTAATAAACCTAGCTATTCGTGGGGTAATATTACTATTTCACAAGGGCAAAGTGATAAATTTAGTTTTGTTGTTGAGGCGACTGACTATGGAAGTCCTGAAATGGCTGCATACTGGGAATTTGGAACTGGTAAAAACTTTTTACAGAATATGAGTAATTATACAGCAGCGCAAATTAAGTTAGCTAAAAGGTTTTATAAAAACGGAAAGGGTACAATAAAAGCACATCCATATTTATTTCCTGCATACTATTCTGAAAGGAAAAAGTTTATTCAGAAAATTAAAACGATAATAAAAAATATATGAAAGATTTAGGTTTAATTATAAGAACAAAGTTTTATGAAAGATTAAACGGAATAGCATATTCGGGTGGGAATTTAAAGGTTTATGATTCTGCAAGTGTACCGTCAAGTGCTAATCCTCCTTACGTTACATTGGGAACTTTTTTAAGCACAGAAATAGGCGAAGGAAGCAAAGATTCTTACGGTCAAGAATGTATGTTGCAATTAGAAGTAATAACAAAGGCTTCGAATAGTTATGGCGGAAAAGCATTAGCTGATGAAATTACTAATGAAATAATGGAGTTATGCAGAACAAGGCAAAGCGGATATTTTGATTTAAGCCCTAATTTTCAATTAATATCTATTGTGTTGGAAAATACTCAAACTATTGAAGACTTAGTCGAAACAGGCTTAATTTCTAGGAGGTTAATTCGTTTTAGATTAAAAGTACACGAAATTTAGTATATTTGTATATGATTTTAAATGGAAGCAATTTATTACTTTTTATTAATGACGGAATAGACGATATTGCTATTGCTTGTCAAAGAGGTGTTAATGTTACAATAAACTCAGATAATCCTGAGTCAACTTGCAAACAAGATAATGGAAACGCATCTTTTATTTATGGAAAGCGTAGTTTTGAAATAACAGCAGACGCTTTGCAGTCATTTACTGAGGATATAGATTTAACATTTTTATTTGATTATTACGAAAATAAAACTCCTGTTAACTTTTCAGTAGCAAATCCATTATTTACAGATATTTATTTTACAGGCGAGTGCTTAATCACTTCTATTGAGGCTAATAGTCCTATGGAAGACGTGGCTACTTATTCAGTAACATTGCAAGGGACTGGGGATTTACAGAGTTTAGTTTCATAATTTGTTTAATGCTAAAATTTTTAGTATTTTTGAGTAAAATTAAATAAAATTAACATGAGTGTTTTTAATGGTACTTTAACAGTCTTAAAAATGGACGGAACGCAGTTAGCTGAGTTAACTAATGTTACTATGTCTATGTCATCAGATAATTTCGAAACTACTTCTAAAGAAAGCGGTGGTTATGCAGAATTTGCGTATGGTAAAAGAAGCATAACATATTCTGTTGAGGGTTTGGCAGATTTTCAAGCTAGTAACAAAGACTTAGCTGATTTATTTGCTGCATGGGCAGGTAGAACAACAGTTTCATTAGAGTGGACGAATGGAGTTACAGGGGATAAAAAAGTTACTCAAAGTGCTTTAATTTCTTCTATTGATGTTGATGCACCTATGGAAGACGTTGTTACTTATTCAGTAGAATTCCAAGGAACAGGTACTCCAACCATTGCAACAATCTAATATATGCTAGAACTAGAATTAGGCGGTAAGACTAGAACATTAAGTTTTGGGAATTACGGTATAAAAAAGTTTGAGGAGTTAGCTAATATAGACCTATTAAATGCACCTGATTTAACAGGGTTGGCAGAATTAGAAATGACTTCTAAACTAATTTATTCGGGGTTATTTGGGTATTATACAGCAAATTCAAAAGAGTTAGATTTTACTTTAGAAGAAGTGATTAAGTGGTGCGATGAAGTAACACCTGCCGACCAATACAAAGTGATAAACGGATTTTCAATTGCTTGTTTAAGCCACACACAAAGAATGTTAGATATGTTTAAAGCGTTGGCAGGGGAAAGCGAAGAAAAAAAAAAGTAAGTTGGAATGACTTGTTAGATACTGCGGTAATAGATTTAGGTTTATTACCGCATATTTTTTGGAGTTTAACGTTAGTTGATTTTTATAGATTAGTTTTAAACTTTTACTTAAAAGAAGCTAGAGAATGGGATAGAACTAGAAATGTAATAGCAATAATTCACAATACAAATGTAGAGAAAAAGCATCAAAAAAAAGTAAATATATTAATGCCGATGTGGATTGACAAATTAGAAAAAATACAAAAAATTAATAAATTTAAGTCAGATCAGGAAAAGGCAGAATTATTTAAATTACCAAAGAAATGAGCGAAAAGTTAAAAGTAGAAATTGAAGCAGAAATAAGCCAGTTACAAACTAAATTAAAAGAAGCTCAAGATGCTTTATTGAAATTTGGTCAAGAAACTGAAAGTAAAATTAAACCTATTACTTTAAAGTCTTTAACTGATGAATTACAAGCATTAACTAAACAATTTCAGAATGTTGAAATAGGCACACAAGAATTTAAAAGCTTACAACAACAAATTGAAGCTACACAAGCTAAATTAAATAGTGCCACAGGTGGATTTACTAAAATCAATTCAGGGTTCAATGGTCTTTCAAATTCTATTAACCAAGTAACAAGGGAATTTCCTGCTTTTGCATTTTCTGCACAAACAGGTTTTTTAGCATTATCAAACAACATACCGATTTTAGTTGACAATATTACTCAATTAACTGCAAAAAATAAAGAATTAGCTGCATCTGGGGAACCTACAAAAAGCGTATTTCAACAAGTTACTTCTGCTTTGTTTTCTTGGCAGTCGGCAATGAGTTTAGGTATTGCTTTAATTACTATTTACGGAAAAGAAATAGCAGAGTTTTTTAGTAACCTAGCAAATGGAACTAAAACATTAAAATCTGCACAGGTTGAAATAGAAGCTTTTAATAATGCATTAGAAAGCGGTAAATTAAGTACTGCTATTCAAGAAGTCATAAGATTACAAGCTAGTGTACAAAACGCAAAAAAAGGCTTCGAAGATGGCAATAACGTAATTAAAAAGTATAACGAAACTATTGGAATAACTACTAGACAAGCTAAAACTTTAGCCGATGTAGAAAAAGGATTGGCTGACAATACTAAAACCTATATATCTAATATGATAAAAAAGGTTCAGGTAGATATGTTAGCAGCAAAGGCAAAAGACTTAATAATTGAAAAAGAACAGCAATACCAAAAAATTGCAAAGTTAACAAATGATTTAGTTACAAGTACTGGAGCAATGACATTTGTAAATGAACAAGCATTAAAAAACGCAGTTAAGGAATTAAGTGTATTTGATAAAAACATACAAACTACTATATCATCTATGCTAAAATTAGCCGATACAATAGGGAAAGAAGTAGAGCCTGAATTAAAGAAAGCATTTAAAGATGTTAATGCTTCAATAACTCCACAAGCTGAAGAGATGGTAAAAATGGAAGGCTCTAAACAACAACAAGAGATTGCAAAAGCTTTATTTGATATTTACAAAAATGGAAAATTAACTTTAGATGAAATAGGAAATGCCTATGTAACAAATCCTTTCTTTAGAGATATGGTAGATGGCAAAATAGCAACAGAAACACAAAAAACCTACGAAGCATTTAATAAGTTAGCGATTGTTAAATTACCTGATGTTTCTAATATGGGATTCCCTAAAGATGAAGAAATAGAAGCATTAAACGCTAATGTTCAAAACTTTGTAAATATATTAGGCTCAGGTCTTACAAGTGCTTTCAATGCTGCATTAATAAGCGGAGAAAATTTTGGTCAAATTATGATTAAAATGATAGGGGATATGATTAAGAAGTTATTGGCTGCCGTTGCTGTAGCTTCTATATTAAGTGGAATAATGTCTGTATTAGGTATACCTGCTAGTACATTAGGTGGCGGTGGTGGCGGAATATTTGCTAAATTGATAAATGGTTTAACAGGCTTTAATTTTGGCGGTAAACCAACAGGGAACAAAGTTTTAAGTTCTGTACCTCAAAGGACAAACGAGGGTGCAGTATCTTTTGAAATTAGAGGGGATAAATTATATGGAGTTTTACAAAATTATAATCAAAGACTTAATTTATTAGCATAATGACATATAATTATAAATATAAAGTTGAATTTACAGGCTTAAAAAATGCAAATGCTTCTCAATTTTATTATCGTTTAGAATTTTATAAAAAAGAAGATTCAGATATAATATATGATATAATCCAATTAAAGGGAAGTTCAAATCCTTTTATATTAAAATACAATTCAAAAGAAGATTATGCTTTTGAAGCGTTTAGAGCATCAAATGCAGAAATTACATTGTTTTTTGATGAAAATACACAAGTAGAACCCGAAGAATTTTTTTCAGATACAGAAAACACTACGTTTAAAGTCATCTTAAAACTTATTGATGTTACTAATAGCACAGAAACATCATTGTGGACTGGGTTTATTTTGTCAGGCGATATAGAATATGAATGGCAACAAAGGTATTATTTAAGACTTTCGGCAACTGATAATTTAGCAATATTAAAGGAGTATAAATATTCACAAGCTGATAGATTTACAATGTTTGAGACACAATCTGTTTATGATGGTATTTCAATCAAAGATTTTGTTTGTAAATGTTTATCTTTTATTGGTTTAGATTTAGATGTAAAATTTTTATTAGAATATTATAAAGAAGAAGATTCAAAAAATGAATTATCTATGTTTTTATCTGAATACTCAGCTATTGATTGGGATAAAAGATACCCATTTGATGTATTCGAAATTTTAAATAAACTAATGACTACAATGGGTTGTATTCTTTATCAAGATAATAGAGATTCAACATGGACTATTTTAAACGTAAATTATGCTTTGACTATTGGAAGCGATGAAATTCCATATAGGCTATATGACAAAAATGGAGCAGAATTAAGCGAGGGAATTTTAAATTTACAAGGAACAATAGGTAAAAATTCTAATTATATTTGGAGCGACACAAACCAAATAATTACTTTAAAAAAGAAAATAGATGAGGTAAGAATTGCAATAAAAAACAGGCTTAAAAATCTAGTAATGAATTATGGATTTTTTCAAGGAAGCGTTGGTAGTAATGCTGATAATTGGATTGATTTTAATTTAAGCAATGCAAGTAATGTAAGCGTATATGTACAAAACCCTTATGATGACAGAGTTTTATTATATTCTGAAAAACACACAGGCGGAGGTTATCCAAATGACAAATATACATATCAAGAAATACCTTTATATAAATTTAGGGCATTTTATGATGGAAACACAGCACAATCATTTTTATTAAATGATAATTATAATTTATTTTTAAGTTTTGATTATCAATTAGGCGGAGTAAGTTCAAATATTTTATATTTTGATATTTCAGTTGTTTTTGATAGACCGAATGATGGAAAATTTTTATCAATTGATTCTAACGGAACATGGTCTACAACTACTACATTAAATAACACTTTTGGTACTAGAGTATTTAGAAAAGATACAGATACTTTACAAAATTTTAGATTATTAAGTAAAGCGACATTAGGTGGTTTAAGTTTAATTCCAAGCAGCACAAATTGGTTTAATGAAATTAGAAATGCATTTATATTAATTAGACCAATTGCAACTGTAACAGGCGGAACAGATACAGCTATTTTAGACAATTTCCAATTGAATTTAAAACCTCAAAGTTTATCAGGGCAAAGCATAATTTATTATGCAAATCAAACTACTCCATATTGGTATTCTATAAAAAATACCCCTGCCTATAAAATAAATATAAAAGAAATTAATTCAATGTACACAGGTGGGTATTATGGATCAGGTTACGATGCAGCATATTTTGAAGACTGCATAATGACAAAATATACAGATGAATTTGAAGGTGTATATTTAGATTCTTCTAATTTATGGACTAGGCAATGGCAACAACACAATGAATTAAATTATAATTATTTTGATTCTTTGACTTGTGCAAGTATATTATCTTTTTATAAAAGTACTGGGAAAAAATTTACAGGCAATGTATATGCAGAGCAAGCACCTTATGATGGTTTAGTTCCTTTTGCATTTCCTATGCATTTGGAAATTTCAGGAAACAAAAATATAAATGCTGTTTTATTAATAGAAAATGAATTTCAATCTATTGTAATTGCAGATAGTGGAACAGTAGAAAATACATATTGCGGTTCTAATTTTTTGGCTGAATTTTATGAAGTAAATTCTAAGTTTTTTATGGTTGCAGCCGAGTTTGACTATGCAACAAATAAAACTTTAGTAAATTTACATCAAGATTTTACAGACACAAAAGAATTAGGGTTTTTTGTAGGCACACTCGGTCAGTCGGGTGGGTCTATTGATAATAAATATTTAGAAGTTGGTAGTAGTTCAGGTAACACACAAGAAGAAATTATAGACGGTTAAAATGGAACGTGACGAATTAAATAAACTAACAGACCAAATGGATAAATGCTTGTTAGCAATTGATAGAATTGAGCAAGCATTGTTAGGTAACGAGTTTAACGAAAACGGAATAGTTAAACGTTTAAAAGTAATAGAGGCTAAACTTAAAAGACTAGACAAAGCGTTTTACATTCTTTTGGGAATAGTAACATGCGGTGCTTACCCTGCTGCTATTAAGATTTTACCTGCTATAAAAGAATATTTAAAATAATAATTTATGAATAAAAAACTTAAAACAAACTACAAAACCACAATAATCGGGTTTTCGTTAGCAATTTTAATGAGTTGGCAGAATTTAGAAATAGACCATCCATTTTCTCCAAAGTCTATTTTTTCAATAATTGTTTCAACTGGTGTAGCAGCATTAGGGTTTTTACTAAAAGACGATATTTTAAATGGTAGTAAATAAAAAAGGAATTGATTTAATAAAGCAATTCGAAGGTTTTAGAAATGATGCCTATTTATGCCCTGCTAATATTTGGACTATTGGCTACGGGAATACAAGAGGCTTAGATGGTAAACCTATAAAAAAAGGCGATAAAATAACAAAAGAAGACGCAGAAAAGCTACTAATAAAAGAAGTTAACGAATTTGCAAATGGTGTAAAAAAACTATTAAAGGTTAAATTAAATGAAAATCAATTTAGTGCCTTAGTTTCTTTTGCTTATAACGTGGGTTTAGGTAACTTAAAAAATTCTACTTTGTTAAAATTGGTTAACATATTGCCTAATTCTGAAGCTATTTATACACAATTTTTAAGGTGGACCAAGGCAAATGGTAAAGAACTTATGGGGTTAAAAACTAGACGTGTAGCTGAAGCAAATTTGTATTTTTCATAATTTAATTGCTAAATTAGCATAATTATAAAAAATGTTTCGCAAAGAGGATTTAATCGTTTGGAACGGAATAATCACATACTGGCAAATTTTAAAAGATATTGCCGATGTTAAAGAATGCATGTTTGCTAATGAGGAAGAAATAACTTTATATAATTCTATATGAATAGAAAAGAAATATTTGAGTCAAATATTGAAGTTTTTAATAAAGACAAAAACCAATCAAAATTTGCAAAGTTCTTAAAATCTAAATACCCTAGAGAGTTTGGTTCTTTTGAAGCTGCAAGGCAATTTGTAAAAAATTACGTTAAAGACAAACAAGAATATGAAACTACTACTATTCCTTTAACAAATGATGAATTAGACATCATTAAAGAATATCGCAGCAAACATGAGGCTTTAGAACTTGAATGTATAGAAAAGGGTATTCCAAAAGATGAAGTTAAACATTACTGGTTTAAAAGTGAACACTTTTCTTTATTTGTGGGGAATAAAACAAAACCTTTTGATTTATTTGAAAAAGAAATTTACGCATACATTGATAGTAAAAAAATAAAATACCCTGATTTAAAATACCCAAAATTTAAAGATGCTAATTTATTAGTTATAAATCCTGCTGATATACATATTGGAAAACTAGCTAGTGAATTTGAAACAAACGATCCACATAATAATGATTTGATTATTAAAAGAGTAAAAGAGGGTGTTTTTGGCATATTGCAAAAAACAAAAGGATTTGAAATTGATAAAATACTATTTATTATTGGAAATGACATATTACACGTTGACAATGCAAAAAGGACTACAACTAGCGGAACGCCTCAAGATACTG